AGACCGTTCCGGCAGGTGTGGATACGCAAATCATGACTCTTTTCCCGGAGAAGTCAGCGGCACTTATGTACCACCTGGGTGCAAACCCGGAGACGACTCGTCGCATCTTAGCGCTTGACGGTCAGCGAGCTCTCATTGAACTGGCGCTTCTGTCAGAACGCTTAACTCTCAAGCCTCGCGGTAAGCAGGTTTCATCCGCCCCGGCTGCTGACATCCCTGTGACTGGTGACGTGACCGCTGCAAACCGGTCTGCAATCCAGAAACAGATGGAAGCAGCGTCCAGTAAGGGTGATGTCGAAACTTACCGCGCTCTGAAGGCAAAACTTAAAGGAATTCGATAATGGCACTGAACGAAGGTCAAATCGTCACGCTGGCGGTGGATGAAATCATTGACACCATCACCAGCCTGACACCAATGGCGCAGACGGCGAGCAAATACACTCCGCCTGCGGGCGAGATGCAGCGCTCCAGCAATACAATCTGGATGCCTGTTGAACAGGAGTCACCGACTCAGGAAGGTTGGGACTTAACCGGCAAATCAACTGGCATTCTGGAACTTAACGTTCCGGTAAGCCTGGGTGAACCGGATAACGATTTCTTCCAGTTACGTGCAGACGATCTGCGTGATGAAACGGCTTATCGCCATCGCATCCGCGCCGCCGCCAAAAAGCTGGCAAGCAATGCTGAAGTTAAAGTTGCGAATCTGGCGGCAGAAATGGCTTCTCTGGTTGTGACCAGCGATGATCCAATCGGCACTGCAACCGGTAGCGGCTGGGACTTTGTGGCTGACGCTGAAGAAATCATGTTCTCACGTGAGCTTAACCGCGACTCAGGACTGTCTTACTTCTTCAACCCGAAGGACTACAAGGCAGCAGGGCACGATCTGATTAACCGCGACATCTTTGGTCGTATCCCGGAAGAAGCCTACAAAAACGGCACTATCCAGCGGCAGGTGGCAGGCTTTGATGACGTCCTGCGTTCACCGAAACTGCCAGTGCTGAATGCGTCCACTGCAACCGGCCTAACCGTTTCCGGCGCACAGAAGTTTAAGCCTGTCGCATGGGACCAGGATGCTGACGGTAATAAGCGCAACGTTGATAACCGTCTGGCAACTGTAACCCTGTCGGCAACCACCGGTCTGAAGCGCGGCGATAAAATCAGCTTTACTGGCATGAAGTTCCTGAGCCAGATGGCGAAAAACGTACTGACCCATGACGCAACATTCTCTGTTGTGCGCGTTATCGATGGGACTCACGTCGAAATTACGCCGAAGCCGATCGCACTGGATGACGTGTCCCTGTCTCCGGAAGAACGCGCTTATGCAAACGTGAACACCTCGCTTGCTAACTCCATGGCGGTCAACATCCTCAACACCACCACAGCACGTACCAACGTGTTCTGGGCAGACGACTCTATCCGTATCGTAAGCCAGCCGATTCCGGCTAACCATGAGTTGTTCTCTGGCATGAAAACCAAAGCTTTCGAAATCCCGGAAGTCGGTTTGCATGGCATTTTCGCAACTCAGGGCGATATCAATACGCTGTCCGGCCTGTGCCGTATTGCGGTCTGGTATGGCGTTAACGCGACGCGTCCAGAGTCCATTGGTATTGGTCTTGCTGACCAGGCGTAAGTAAAGGGGCTTCGGCCCCTTCTTCTTTGGAGAAAAGCAATGTCGAACATGGTTTATCGCCGAGGCGACAGTAAGAAGTGGAAAGGTGTTGGGTACGACTTCGAAATCGTCAGTGACGAAGATATGAAGGAATACCTTGATGCCGGCTGGGTGGCGCATCCTGACCAATTGCTGGAAAAACGCACGGAACCAGAGACGGACAAGAAAGACCGCAAAAAGCCGGGGCCAAAACCTAAGGCGGCAAAAGATGCAGATAGCAACTAAAGGCGATTTGGTCAGGGCTGCACTTCGCAAGCTCGGTGTCGCTTCCAGTGCCACGTTAACCGATGTCGAACCGCAATCTATGCAGGATGCAGTAGACGATCTGGAATCGATGATGGCGGAATGGTATCAGGACGGAAAAGGCATCATCACAGGATACGTTTTCGCTGACCCTGATAATTTGCCAGCAGAAGGTGACGACCACGGATTGCGCTCAAGCGAAGTAAGCGCGGTATTCCATAATCTGGCATGCCGCATTGCGCCTGATTACGCCATCGAGCCAACCACCAAAGTCATCACCACCGCCCGTTATGGGAAAGAGCAACTCGTCAAAAAGACGGCGTTAAATCGTGCTAAACGCGCACCTTACCCTAACCGTATGCCGATTGGCAGCGGTAACAGCTTCGCCACCCTGAACGGATGGCACTTCTACCCCGGAGAGCCCAATGCCGATTCTTCAACTCCCACTGATGAAGGGAACGGGTAAAGACTACCGCAACGCCGACTATATCGACTACCTGCCGGTTAACCTGCTCGCCACACCGAAAGAAGTGCTTAACGCTGCTGGATATTTGCGCTCATTTCCCGGCATAGCGAAACGCTCAGACGTCGCTGGAATATCGAGAGGGGTTGACTACAACACTTCGCGAAACGAGGTTTACCGCGTCTGCGGTGGAACTCTGTATCGTGGAACCGTTGCGGTTGGTTCTGTAGTTGGCTCCGGGCGCGTGTCTATGGCTCATGGTCGTTCATCTGAGGCTGTGGCCGTCAACGGGAGTGTGGTTCTCTACGGGTATGATGGCTCTATCAACAACATCACAAACTCGCCGGCAGGGACTGGTTTCACTCAGTACGAATTAGGCCAGACACGTGACATCACCCGGATGAGAGGCAGATATGCCTGGGCGAAGGAGGGGAGCGACTCCTGGTTTATTTCTGACCTACAGGATGAAACCCACCCGGACAGATTTTCAGCAGAGTACAGGGCGGAATCTCAGCCAGACGGCATTATCGGAATCGGTACGTGGCGCGACTTTGTTGTGTGCTTCGGAACGAGCACAACGGAGTTCTTTACCCTTACTGGTAACTCTGGCGCTGGCGCTGCGGTATACGTTAACAACCCGGCTTATATGGTCCAGAAAGGCATTGCCGGCACTCACTGTAAATGCCGATTTATGGATGCGTTCGCCATTATCAGCCACCCAGCTACGGGCGCACCATCGGTGTATCTGATGGACTCCGGCCGTACCACACCGATTGCCACCGCCTCTGTTGAGAAGATAATCCGCTCTTATTCTGACAGCCAGATAGCGTCGGCCGTAATGGAGTCGTTGCGATTTGACGCGCATGAGTTGCTAATCATCCATCTGCCAGAGCATGTACTTGTCTACGATGCGTCAGCCAGCCAGGGCGGCCCGCAATGGAGTGTACTGAAGACGGGGTTAGGTGATGATGTCTACCGCGCCATCGACTTTATGTATGAAGGCAATCAGATTACATGCGGCGACAAATCCCAGCCAGTAACCGGAACCCTTCAGTTTGACGTATCCAGCCAGTACGGAGAACAGCAGGAGCATTTGCTGTTCACGCCACTATTCAAAGCTGACGGAGCAAGAGCATTCGACTTTGAACTTGAAGCGTCAACCGGTGTAGCGCAGATAGCCGAAAACCTTTTCCTTTCTGCCACTACTGACGGAATTAATTACGGTCGTGAGCAGATGATCCCATGGAATGCGCCTTTTGCGTACGACAGGCGAGTTATCTGGCAACGCATCGGGCGCGTAAGGAAGAACATCGGGTTCAAACTCAGGATAGTGACTAAATCGCCAGTTACCTTGTCAGGATGTCAAATCAGGGTGGAATGATGGCAGACGATAAACTGAAAGACCCGGTTGTCATTAGGGCGCTGGGTATTAACGCCGCTTCTCTTCCGCCCGGTTTCCCGATGGCTTATCAGCGGTACGTTCTTGATCAGGCGCTGGACTTCAACAGCGTGGCCGAAAAGGCAAACGAGGCCGGGCAGGGTGCTTATGATGGACAGCAGAAAAATGACGAGCAGGACGCCGAGTTAGCCATCCATGAATCACGGCTTGATGATGCGGAAGCCACGTTAGGGAATCATGAGTTTCGCATTACTACCGCTGAAAACAACATCACTTCGCTTGATACGCGACTGACGACAGCAGAAAACGACATCGATTTTATCACTGATGAGATAGTCGATATTGAAACTCGTCTTGATGGTATTGATACGGAAATCGCTGACCATGAATCTCGCCTTACGCAAGCTGAAACGGACATTAGCGATATTCAGGCTGATTATGTTTCGAAATCTGCCACAACGACTCAGGATCTTCTATCTCCGCTGGGTATTGCAACTTCATTCTCAATCGACGGAATTAAAGTGCTCGGCCCGCAACAAACAGGCTGGACTCCCGGGACAGGAACGCCAAACCTCAATGCTTTCGATGCTGACCTAAATTTCTCTGTCGGGGCGACGTATTCACAAACTGAATTGCAGGCCATTGCCAACGCTCTCGTTGAAGTAAGACAGCGCTTACTGGCTCTTGAGCAATCTGACCGTACACACGGGTTAATCGACTGATGAAACTTGTAGATAGTGAAACTGGCGTGAAACTCATGCGTCAATGGGGCGTAGTCGATTGGGTTGACCCGGGCGCTGAGTACGCTGTGTGGGATGATTGCTGCGTATTCGCTCTCGTTCGGCAGGACGGCTTCGTTGATATCCACATGGCAATGGACCACCAAAGACACAGAGAATGTCGCCGTGCAGGTGCTGAAATTTTGAAGCTCGTCGGACATCACCGTTTGAGGGCCATCATCCTTCCTGACCGGGTAAAGGTCTGCAACTACGCTCGCCGCATGGGATTCGGTGAACGAACAACACAAACACTACAAACCATAGACGGGCGTAGTTGCAGACCTTTACCC